GTCCTATATTAAAATATTCAGTTTTATTTGTACTAGCATAATCTATGATAGTAGTCCCGCAATAAGACTTTACGAGTTGGGAAACTTGGTCGATAACTATATTTATACGAGCGTCATTTTTTAAACTTTGCAATCCTGCGAAGTCTTTGTATTGCTGTAATGTTACTAAATCTGCCATATGTTTTCCTTAAAAAATGTGGTGGGGCGTACCCCACCACGGGATTCAAAAGCTATTAACTAGCTTTGTACTGAAGTGTATGACACGCTGTTGAAGCATCGATAAGGTCGGTAAAACCTAGTCTTTGCGAAGCGACTAATACTCTTCTTTGGTTTGCTACTTCGTAGTCAGACTCAATAGTAACACCTCTTAATCTAGGCATTACAAAGTTCTTAGTGTTCACAGCTAAAGCAAAGAATTTGCCTGTTGCTGGAGCAGCCCACTCGTCACAAACGATTACTCTTGAACCGAAGACTTCTCCGATTTCACCATTCAGTTTAGTTGCCATGTTGCCAACTAGGTTGACATCTTGGAATTCTGCATCTGATAGTAGGTTAAAGTACTCAGTTGAATTAACGATGTATAATACATCTCTAGGGTTCATACCCCATTTGCCCATTTTCTTTCTAGCATTCAATAGCATTGAAGCTGTTAAAGATTCTGATGCAAAAGCAGTACCGGATTGAGTTTTGTTAGACCCAGCCATTGTGACTAGTCCTTCAAAAGCTGCACCGCCAGTACCATAAACGCCGTCTGCATGGTTACCCAATAGTAGTGCATTTTCAATACCTCTTGCATGTGATCTAACGATAGACTCTCTAATTAAAGGAAGAATCGGTAGAATTGCATCTTCTTCAGTTTCATTACCTAAGTATGATTGTGAAATAAGCTTTTTGGTTGATAGAGTTCTTTCAGTCATATCAATACCAGAATATGTACCATCATAAGTATCTCCTCTTTCCTCTAAGTTTCCATGAGGGGAAGATCCAGAAGCTACTTGGTTAGCTGTAAATTCAGCATAACCTGCGTCTGGCATGATTGGTAGAATCTGAGTAGCTGAAGTCATTTGGATTTCTCTAAATAACGGTGCTAATACGAGCTCTAATTGAATATCTCTTTCGATATTTGTTGATACTGTTTGTTCAAAATCAGCTGATGAAACGCCAACGCCTGAATGAGCGTTTACTTTTTCCATAGTGTTTTGGGCCATTTTAGTATTCCAGCCTTTACCAGTAGCAAGTCCCATTACCCAAGCGTCATCAATGTCGCTTTGGAAGGCTTTCTGCCAGTCACTGTTTCCTCTATCTGAAAATTGTCTTTTTGACTCACGCATAGCGTTAATCTCATCTTTCTTTTCAGCTAGATCTTTTTGTAGTTCATTGACTACTGATTCTAAGTCGCCATGTCTTTCTTCAACGCGTTTTTCAACGTCACTGATAAGCTTTTCAGCTCCTGACATGCCAGCTTTGACAATAGTTTTAACTTTTTCTTGCTCAGCTTCTTTTTCCACTGCTTCTGTTTCCAGTTGCGCAGTTTTTTCTTCGGCTTCGCTTAACTCTTTAGCTTTCTGTTCTGCTTGTTGCATTGCGATTTTAGCAGCAGTTGATTTTGCCACCTCTTCCGCGAATGCTTTTAAGTCTAACTCAGCATTTGGAGTAGTTTTTTCTGTAGACATATGTCTCTCCTGTTGAGTGGTATTACCCACGGCTTGTGGCGCATCAATTTCTGCAACCTTCGCTGCGTCCATTACATGAGCCTGTTTTACGTCATTAGTAAATTCAGCTTTCCATTCCTCATATTCAGATTGAGAATCGAATGATTTCGCAATCGAGAACATGGCTGCCTGGTTGCAAGGTACACTTACAACTGACACTTCGAATAATTCTGCGTCCTTTATTTGATATCCGTCGGTTTCCTTTAAATATTCAGCGTCCTTGACTCGGAAACCCACGGAAAATGCTCCAAGTACGCCGTCTTTAATAAGATCTTTTACTTCACCTGCGGACTTAGAGATTCTTGCTCCAAGTTCGAGGCCTTTGTCGTTTACTTCTAATGAAGTAGCACGACCTATTGGTCTATTATAGTCATGGTTAAATAAAATGATTGGATTACCTTTAAAGTTTTCCAGTCCACCATTTTTAGTCCATGCGTCATGGTCAATTACATCACCAGCTCTATCTGATGAGTTAGTGCTAGCATATCCTTTGATATTAACACTGCCATCATCATCTTCACTTAATGTTTTAAAAGTCGATGACCAATGAAAAATTTTCTCTGACATATTACTTACCTTTCTTTACTTCAGCTTTTTTAGGAGCTGGCTTTGCTTTTGGTTTAGGTGCTTCTTTAACTACAGGTGTTACATTTGCGTTAGCGTCTGCTGCCATTTTGGCATTAATCATCTGTGTCATTCTAGCCCAAGAGCCAAATGCTCTTTTAGCAACCATAAAACGCATTGGAGCGTCTGTTGCTGCTTTGTACTGGTCAATGGTATAAATTACTCCTTTTTCGTTAAAGTAAT